TGTTTTTATGTTTAGGCGTGGCTTTAAAACTGTCTACATGCTTATTGTAGTAGTCCCCTACGCCATACTCGTTATAAAAATTTAATGACACTCTTTTAGGAGAAATCACAGAGTCTATGTAAAGATTATTGTGTATCTTAAAAGTTACTAACGCACGAACACTATCAGGTATATTTATTGATTCTTTATTTTTTTTAATGTTGTATTGTGTGGAAAGAGGCTGACTATCAGTTCCGTCTTTTAATTCAGAACATCCGTCTAAGCAT